GTAGATACTGAACCATCGGCTCCTGTAACAGTTTGTTTAAGAGTAAGTGTGTTTTCTATATTGTTCCAAAACCATACGTCTGCCCCCATGTTTGAGGTAAAGCCTTGATTAATTTCTTGTTGTGTTAAATGGCCATCACCAACTAAATCTACATCTTGGTATACATTATCTTCCTCATGTCCTTCAAATGCTAATACACCACCAGTATCATCCATACCTGTTTGATATGGAAATCCATTCCAAGCACCGTGAGTATGAATACCATCGTCACCACTTGTTGACCAACCAGTTGTAGTTGTAGTATCGCCTGTTCCAAAAGTAGAGTTATTTAATAGATTTCCTGTAGTAACTTCTGTTCCATAAACGGAACTACTAATCAGGAATAATAATGTTATTAGACGGAACATTATATAAACCTTCCATTGATTTTGTTAATTGAGAATTTAAAAACCAACAAAAACATAATGTCACTACAAAGGCTATAACTACAGTTTTTATCATTCGCCGTGTACGTTAATTATTTTTTGTTCTTTTGTTTCTATGTCTGTTTCAATAATCATATTATCCACCTCTTCCTGTTCTTTTAAAGTTGCAAGTTTTGCTTTCTCTTCTGCTATTTTTTTAGCTAAAGCTTCTTGTTCTTTTCTAAGTCTTTCAGCTTCTTCTTGCCTTGCTATTTCTTCTAGTTCTTCATCAATCTTAGAACGACTATCTAATTTTGCTACATAAGAATCATAGTCTGGTCTTTCAATATCATACTTATTCCATTGTTCTAAAGCTTCTTTCCCTATTTTTCCTTCAAATGGACAAGGAGTACCTGCATGAGCCATTGCTGAAAAAACTCGCTCATCTTGACACAAAATTGACACAGCTGCCACTTTCATGCCATAATCAAAAAGTACCTTACTAAGCTTAATACGTTCACAGTTTAAATCCCTGACATGTTTGCCCCCCGAGATACCTACACCTAATGTAGATATAGAGCCACTAACACCCATTGAACATACATCTTGACTCATTGCTGAGTAAGAGGGGGCATTTGCGGAACCTACAGGTATATCAGAACCTGTTGTTGAATTACTAGTAGTATTTGTAGTTGTTGTTGTATTAGTTTGTCCATCATTATTATTTGTAGTAGTGGCTGTATATCCACCTGTTATCTGAGTATTACTTCCAGAAGTGTTTGTTTGTGCGTTGTTATCATTTGTGGAATCTGCTAAAACTGGTGATGCTAAAGTTACCAACATTAATAATACTAATAATTTCTTCATGCTTTCTGTGCCTTTTTGTTACGTTTAAATGATCTGTTTGCTTTTTTAGATTTTACAACTAGATTACTAGATTTATTGTTTAAAGGATTACCATCCTTATGATCAACATCCATACCTTTCCTACCTTTTAACTTATTAGCTTTATTACGACTAGCTCGTCTTTTCTTTTGCTTATCAGTAGAGTGGTAGTTATCGTATTCTTTTCTGTAATTTCTTTTCTGCTTTGACATTATAACCTAACAGTTCCATTTACGCAAGGACTTATTTATTCTAGAATTAGGATCTCTTGCTGTTTTAGCTGAAGTACGTCTTTTCTTCATACCTTCCATTCTAGCACAAAATGACTTACGTCTTTTGGCAGCTTTAGAACCTTTCTTTAATTTAGATGGTTTAGTTGTGACTGCAGTTTTAAGTTTAGAACCTGGATTGGCTTTACGATAAGAACGAACACCTTTAGCGTTTAATCCGCCTTTAGGATCTTTACCTTCTTTACGTTGCCATGCTGCAGTCTTTTTCTTTGCCATTATTTTTTCTTTTTCTTTTTACCTCTTAACATAGCAAAATCTTCTTTAGTAATTTTACCATCTTTATTCATGTCTAATTTGTTTAGTTTACCTTTTACTTTTTTACCTTTTTTCTTTTTAGGTGGTCTTCCTTTTTTACTTCCGTATGTTCCTTTTCCTTGTGGCATAATGTAGTCCTTTCTATGTTCTATATTTTCTAGTTTTATTTGCTATCTTCTTAGGTTGTTTACTATGCTGCTTTCCTTTTTTCTTAGCTTTTCTTTTTGCTCTAGTAGTAGCCGCATATTCTTTAGAAGTTAGGGCTTTAATAGCTTTCTCAGGTAAATAACGTTCTCCAGTTTTACTAGATTTTTTACCAGATTTAGTTCGCCATTTTTGTTTTCCCCAATCTTTTAAACTCTTTTGTGATTTAGCTAAACCCATTATGATTTATATCCACCACCTGCTTTTTTATAAGCTTTAGCCATAGCTTGTGCTTTTCTAGCTGACCACTTACCTGCCGCAGTTCCGTGTGAAGCTTGTGCTTTGATACGATTAAAAATTCTTTTACGCAATCCAGGTTTTGTGTAATTACCTGCTTTATTAACTGTAGATTTACTTTTTTTCTTTTTTGCCATATTTTTTCTTTGCAGTTTGTTTTGCTCTTTTAAAATTAGCAGCAGTAGGTGCTCCTTTTGCACCTTTCTTTTTCATTTTACCTCCACGCTTTCTCTTAGCATGTATGTTAGCGTATAATCCCTTTTTTGCCATTATGGCCTCTTACCGTTTCTATTACCTTGTTCACATCCACAATCTTTAGACATTTTTATTTATACCTTTCATTGCTATGCTTACTGTTTTCTTAGCATCTCTTGCTACATCTCCAGCAAACTTCATATTCATTTGTTCTGCTTTGAGCATACGATCTTCATCTTTATTTTCATCATCAATAATCATTTTAGATTCTTCTAATGCAATCTTATCCATGTGAACTTGACGTTTAAGATCTAGTTCCATTTGTTGTAATTCTATTTGTTTGCTTACAGGATCTTCTTTGTCTTTCTCACCAGATAAGATTTTTTCTTTTTCTATATCTAATTGATTAACTTGATCTGCCGCGTTAGCTGCCATTAATGCTACTTGATTTTCCATTTCAGGAGGTAGTGGCTGTCCTGACATAAGTGCTTGTTGCATCTGTGGATTTTGAATCATCTGCATCATTTCTTGTCTGTATTTTAATGCCATGTGATCTTGTATGTGTGATGTTAATAATTGCATCATTTGCTGATTACCTTGATACGTTTTATTTTGTAAAATTAAAGCATGAGTTACTAAATGCGCATCATGATTTTGTTCAGGTTTAGCTTGTAAAGGTGCCCCTTTCATTACTGCCATATTCTCTGTTATAGGATCAGCACTAATAGGTTGTTGCTTTTTCTTTAAATATCTTTGTGGTTCATCAATTCCCATTGCTTGAAATAATTCCATTCCAATTTGTTCCATGTTATATGATGCAGGTTGTTGTTGAGCTATGGACATAATTGCATTTATTTTTGCAATCCTATGTGACTCACTAGGCATATTAGGATCAGTTACTGGAACTACATCAATTGATTTTAAATTAAAGTCTTGTTTGAAAACTTGCTGTGCACCCCCTGCAACTTCGTATGGATACATATCAGGTAGATACTCATGATCTAATCTTGCTAAAATACGTAAGTCTTTAGATTGGGCTGAATGCAAACGTTTGTGCACAGCGCTAAACATCTTAGATGATTGTTCTAACAATGCCATAGTTGTACCAACTGGCCCATAATTAGATGCATTGTCTACAATATGATCACTAGAGTCTGCAAACTCTTTTGCCGTGTTCACGACGTATTGCATTAAATTAAATAAAGTTCCAGATGGTTCTTTAAATGGTAATGGTTGTAACGCTTTACCAAGATCGCCCGCAGGACTATTTACTTCTCTCCATTCACCTGGTGCAATAGGCTCGTCAGGTGCAAGGACACGAAGACCGTGTGCCTTGAAACCACCTGGCAAGTTCGCAAAGGTACCAGCGTCAATTAATTGACGCATAGAGGACGTAGCTGTTTTAGTTAATCCACCAATTAAATGTAGATAACCATATCCGTAAAAACCTAATCCTGGAATCATTGTAAAGTGAGTGAAGAAATGTTTTTTCTTTCTTGCTTGATCATCTTGATTCCAGTTTCTTCTAATAGCTAAAATTGTATTATCATCTGTCATGTGAACAATGTAAGGTAATGCAATACCATTCTCATCTTCAAATCCAGGTAAATCTAAATTAACATGCATCTCTAATATTTCCACACGATCTTTTTGCATAGAAGGTCTAGATACACCAACAGCTTCATTAGCTGTTTCTTCAGCATTAGACTCTCCATCCATTGGAGAATCCATAACTTCTGTATCTTTAAACATTCCTGCTATTTGATATTTACGTATTTCATTTTGTGACATTGAATACGTGTGTGTAAAACGTTCTGCTGTTTCTAAATCAGATGCATAATAGTCTATATAAAAATCTTGTGCTTTAACATATTGAGTACGTGGTCTTTGTAATGTTGCATCCCAATATGTTTTTTTAAATGCAGAACCATATAACCCAACATAGAATAATAAACGATCTAACTCTGGGCCATACTCTGGCATTTGTAATTGTGTTTGGTAATTTAAAAAATGTCTAACTCGATTTGCTTGTTCTGTTTTTTGTGGAGTTTGTGCTCCAATAATACGTGTACGTACTGGCCCTTCTGTAGGGAATAATTCTTTATATGCTTTTGCTTGAAACTTTACAACTGCTTGTGTTAAAGCTGGATGCGTTGCACCACATGCTCCTGGAAAAGGTTCATCACCATTTTCATCTTGTAAACCTAATAGTGTAACACCTTCTTCTGCAATGCTGTCATAGTCTTCTCTAGAATCTTTATCATTTTGAAATGATTCTGATAATTCCATTGCTATAAGATTTAATTCTTGATCATCTAACATGTCAGCTAAATTAGCTTCATGATCTTCTATTTCTAATTCCATACCATCTTCTTGTGGTATCATACCCATAGCTTCTGCAGCAGCTATTTCTTGTTGGTCTTCTAATGTAACTTCCATATTAGAATCCATTGCACCATCTTCAGGTAGTTGTACTCCAATGTCATCTTCTAATTGTATTCTTTTCTCAACGGCCATATGTATCCTTATTGTCGCCTGTTAGTAGTAACGTTTGCGTTGTCTATTATATATGTTTTCTTCTTGACTGTCAAGCCATGTATCCGCACTATTAGAAACATATCCACCATTACGCATCCATAATAAAGCTTGTGAAATTGTATCCATATAATCATCATGACTACCTGTTGGAAATGCTCTTGCTTCATCAATAACATCCATAGCCCAATCTTTTTTAAATGGCGCATAT